CCTCGTTTAGTGGTTCAGATGCCAATGCAAACGTATTGAGCTACAGTGATGGTGAGTATGTGGATGTCTATCAAAATGGTGTATTACTTAAACCTGCAACAGACTATACCTCTACCTCTGGCACAACAGTGGTTCTAGTAACAGGAGCATCATTGAATGATGTAGTAGAGATTATAGTGTATGATGCTTTCAGCATAGCCAACAGCTACACCAAAGCAGAGTCAGATACACGCTATCCTTTTCTTGGAAACGACAGTATAATACGAACCAACGGCAACAGTATCACGGCAGATATTACAATACCAAGTGGTACAAACGGATTGTCAGCAGGACCTATCACAGTTACAAACGCTACAATCACAGTAAACGGAGTGTATACAATCGTATGACCAGTAGATTATTAGTAGATAAGATTGAGGGAAAAACAACGTCTGGAACTATTCAGATGCCTTCAGGCACAGTTATTCAAGCAAGATATAACTCTTCTACAACTAGAGTAGCATCAACGTCAAGTAGTGCAGACGTAACTTTAATGACTTGTGATTCTTTTACACCAAAGTTTGCCAACTCTAAAATAATAATTACCTGTAGTTTGTTTTTTGGATATTATAATCCAAATGGAGGATTACAAATTGTAAGAGCTATTTCAGGTGGGGCGACAACATACGGAATAGGGGATACTGGAGAAACGTACAGTGGTGGTAATGGTTTTTTCTTAGCAGATGAATTTGTACTTCATACAACTTCAACCAATGATACTTACGCAATGACTCACTTCGGAGGAACAGTTGAAGATACAGACTACAACACAACGAGTGCAATTACATATAGCCTAAGAGCTACAAGTTGTGATGAAGTAAATTTTAATAGACCTAAAACAAATTCCTCTAATGGTCATGGAAGAAGTTCAATAACACTCATGGAGGTAGCACAGTAATGGCAAGTGAACTTCATGTAGATACAATAAAACATTCTGGTGGCACAAGTGCCATGACGATAGATAGCACAGGACGTATTCTAACCCCTGCTAGACCTTCTTTTTACGCGACTAAAACTGATGCACAAACCATTAGTGGGAACACAATGACGGATGTGATAATGAACTCAGCAATTACAAATGTGGGTAGTTGTTATGATACTAGCAATGGACTTTTTACAGCACCTATAACTGGAATTTATTATATTCATGCACAGTGGAATGGGGTGGTAGCTAACGACAACAGATATTTTAATTGTTATGTTCAAGACCAAGGTGGAACGAACGTTTTAGTAGGGAGACACCATACCAATACTACAAGTGGAACAACTTATGGTACATCGCATACTTCTGGAGTCGTTTCTTTGTCTTCAGGCAATACTTTAAAAGTAATTGCAGAAGTCGAGAACAGTATGGCTTTATATGTTGGTGATAGAGGAAATTCTTTTACTGGATACTTAATAGGATAAACAATGGCATCAATACTTAAAGTAAATACCATACAAGACGCAACGAACTCTAATACGGCTATTTCTGTGGACAGTAGTGGTAGAGTGACTCGTTCTGTTATTCCCTCATGGAGAGTAGGTCTTACTGATCATCAAACAGTAAGCACTGCTGATCTTACTGATGTTTCTTTTACTAACACATCTACAAATAATTGTTTTTTAAATGGTGGTTGTACTCATTCATCTGGAGTAATAACTGTTCCTGTCGCAGGACTTTATCAAATAAATGCTTGTATAAGACTAGATCAAGTAAGTGCTAATTATATTGAATTGTACATTAGATTTAATGGTGTGTCATCAGTCTTTACAGGTGGTTATCACATAGAAGGCGATCCAAATAGTAATTACCATTCAATATCTACGAATGAAACATTTCTTATGTCAGCAAATGACGATGTAAGATGCTCTATTTATGCAGGAGGAGATAGCTCTTGGAGAGTAAATCAAGCATCTAATTTTGGTGGATACTTAGTAGGATAATACCATGAGCAAAGCAGCAGAATTAGCAAAATTTATAGCCGATGGCACGTTAGGGTCAGACGTTACAGCGATCAAGCACTCTGGGGGTACAAGTGCTTTAACTATAGATAGTTCTGGTCGTATATTGTTTCCTAACAAACCTGCTTTTTCAGCAAGTCGTGATGCAGGTCATGTTAGCGTAGGAGATTTTATTGTGTTTGATGATGTAAGAGTAAATATAGGCAGTCATTATAATGCGTCAGATGGAAAATTTACGGCTCCAGTTGCAGGCACTTATGCGTTTTTATTTTATGCTATGTCAAATCACTCTTTAAACAATATTAATATTGCCGTACAGTTTTGGAAAAATGGTAGTTATCTAGGTGATGCAAGTCCTTTAGGTAGACAAAGTAGTGATTACAGTCACGGTCAAATAGCTGGGCATATAGTTTTAGCTTTAGCTGCAAGTGATTACATACAAGTTAAAAATGCAGGTGACACTAACTCCACACTATATATGCTTGGAAACGCACATAATGAGTTTAGCGGATTTTTAATAGGGTAAAATATGCTTGGCTTTAATGCCATATCAGAAGTCTCTATTGCAGAACTTCCTGGTGCTTTTGCTCCAGTAGAAAACGGACTGTCGTCAACCTCGGCTATCGGAGCGGTGGGCATTGAAGCAACGGGTGCTGCTAACGCGACGGGTCAAGCATTGACCTTGGCTCTTGACGATGGCTTTAGCGTCACGGGAACAGCAAGTATTTCGTTAACTGGATTTTCTGCTACACTTTCTTTGGCAGATGTATTAGTATGGGGCAAGG